CTTGATTATTTTTTAATATAGTAGTTAGGTTTTCTAACTCTTTATATAAGTCATTAGCTATGGTAACACTGCCTTCATCCAAACCTTCTACTTTTAATTTATCTAAGTCCTCCATGTAACTTCTAAATTTAATCATAGGTTTAGCGTAATACTCTTCAAAATCTTTTTTCCATGATTTTTGGAATGGAGATTCACCAAAACCTTTGCCTGTAGAAGCGGTAGGAGTAAACCCTTTACCAGATTGTAGCAGAGTGGTTGTTGCTATGTCACTAAAAAAGCGCTCCCCTAAATCAAATTCCTTTTTGAAATCTTTTGCAGATATGGCCCTAATACCCGCGCCGGCGCCGGCTACAAATTCATTAAGTATCTCTATTTTGTCTGTGATCTCATCTTGTATATGATTGGCAGGAAAGATGTTTTCAACTAATTGCTGCATGTCTTTATCAAAAGCACGCTCTTCCACTTTTAGTGTTTTTGTATTAAAGTATTGTGCAACCCACTCAAATACACCATCCGAGGTTTCTTTGAGTTTAACTATTGCTTGTTTGCCCGCCATATTATACTTTGCAGCCACGTCATCCATAAATAGTACTATATCGTTATTAAGCACTTTACCTTGGCGTTCAAAAAGACCTGCGGACTCTAATTTACCCTTAGTTAATTCTTTTGTAAAATCTAATGATTTAGCAGAGGGCAGGGCACGCTGCATAACAGTTTGCCCTAAAACATCCTGCCAATTAATTTTACCTTTAAGGCCGGCTATATTTAGTCTGGGTTCCATGTTAAGTATAACATCATACCCTTCTTTTAATCTGGGGTCAGCAAATATTTTAGCAATCTCATTTGGATCTAATCCCTTAGTATTAATGTTGCCTAATACATTACTAAATTCCTTATAAGTAGCCGCGTAATCATTTCTAAGCGCCTTTAATGTCTCTTGATATTTTTTAATATCTTTATCCACAGCAGAAGACATAGGCGATTTTGCTTTTATTGATAGCAAATTGTTTAACTGTGCGGTTACTTCAGCAATAGCTTTGGCGGGGGCCACTTTAATACCCTTAGCAAGCATTTCTCCTATAATAGGCACCTCACTCGCTATATCTTTAATCATTTTTTTAGTGTTTTCAGACCCACCTGTTTTGGTTAAATCCTCTATAAATTTGGAAGCCACGTCTACTTCCGATTCCGCCAGTTGTTTAGTTCTGGATTTATCCAGTACTTTAAAATACTCGTCAAAATTAGTGCTGGCTTTAAGCACCGCATTGCCTACTTTATCATAACCTAACACCAGGTTACTATTAGATTCTGCTAATTGATTTGCTAAACTTATTACATCTTCTTGTGCTCTACCTAATGTAATTATAGGAGCTTCATAAGTGTTTAAAGATTTTCTACGTTCTTTGGTGGCGGGATCATTTAATTTATTTAAATCCTCTATTTTGCTTTGTAAAACATCATAGGAAGCCGCCATATTTTTAATATTAGTAAGATTATCTTCTTGAATACTACGCATACTATACATAGCATTTGCGTAATCTTGTGCAGATTGAGTCATCCTACCATATTGATCCCCTAGTACTTTTATTGCCGGTACTAATGCTGCTATTGTGGTTAGTAATGGGGCAACCGCGGCTATAAAGGAAGTATCGTCCGTAGCTAAATTTTCAGTTAACTTTTTGCCTATATCACCGAGTGAATCACCAAAACCTTTTACAGCCATACCTCCTAAATAGGAACCCATACCAGCTACTTCGGCGCCCATGGCCAAACCACCAGAAACTAATTTCTTTAGTGCTTGATGTATACCCAGCTCTTTAACTGTTTTTTCTATGTCTTCTTTGGTCATACTATTACGTTTTCTAATAGTTTCAATAGTCTCCCCTATACCAGCGGTACTACTAAGTTTAGTCCCTACTGTTTTTCCGGCAGCCCCGAATGAGGCTATTCCTTTACCTGTGGTAGAAACACTATCAGCAACAAAACTATTAAATACTTTACCTACTTCTTGTAGTTTAAAGGACAACCTGCCAAAAGAGGAATGAAAATCTGATAATTTAGTCCCTCTGGTTACGTCAGTCTTTCCGCCACTAGCATCCGTAGTAGTAAATTTACCTAATGTTTTAAGACCGGCAGTGGCTAATTTACCGCCGCCTAAACCAAATAATTCATATTTAGTTTTAGCTAACTCTTTAGTAAATTGTTCTCCGGCCCCAGATATACCTAGAAAGTCCTTACCTCCAGCAAGCATGTCACCTAAGGATTCGGCTAGTTGCTGTCCCTTAGTCATATAGGTCAGTAAGGCCACAAAAGCAGCGCCGGCCGCTTTGATAGGATCAGGTATAGCAGACAGTGTTTCTAAAAATGTTTTAACTCCACTTAAACCTATTTTAAATGCCGGCAAAGCTACTTTACCGATAGACATCTGTAGTTCTACTAAAGCAACTTTGGTTTGTTCGAGCTGTTTTCTATAAGTACCCATTAATTCAGCATTACGTCTTTCTGCGGAGCCTTTGGAATTCATACTCTCTTTGGTGGCACGTAAAGCTTGATCCCAGTTATCCATTAAAGCTATGAGAGAGTTATATTGTCTGGTACCACCAAGTGCTTGGGAGGTAGCCAATTTTTGGGCGTTACTAAGGTCTTTCCATTTTTTGCTTAGATCATCTAAAACACTAAAACCAGATCTTAACTGTCCAGTAGATTCCATGACAGGAATACCTAATTTACCCAGCTGCTCTGGCCCTTTTTCGGCAGAAAGTCTACGTAAAATAAATCTAAGAGAAGTACCTACTTCTTTACCTGATTGTCTTGTAGTTGAACCGATAGCGGCAACAATACCATTTAATTGATCAAAAGTAACACCAGCAATTTTGGCTGCCGAGGCGGACTTTTGAATAGCATTGGCTAAGTCACCAGCAGTAATAGCGCTCTTGGCTTCAACCTCACTCCAAGCATCTAAAAAGCGCATAGCACTATTACCTTCTTCTTGGTAAATTTTCATGGCTGATGTTAAAGCTTCAGTAGCTTCTGATGCTTTTAATGTAGTAACATTAGCAGCTAAGGTAGATACCTTAGTTCTATCTATTATTTCTGCTTGTGTTAAACCTTGCTGTGCAAAAACATTCATAGATTGTAATACATCTGTTATACCAACACCATATTGTTTGGCGAAGGTAACCGCGGCCGCTGATAAACCATTTATATCAGAAGACAGAGGATTTAACATCATTTTAAGTGTGGCTAAACTATACTCTATTTCAGCTAAGGTACTAATAGCTTGTTTGAGTTGCGCAAAACCTCCGTACACTACGGTAGAAGCAGCACCCCATTTAACAGCACGCCCTATTGCACCTCTAAATCCGCTATTAGATCCTTGCATAGCGGAGGCTAAATCTCTTTCTTTTATTGTTATGTCACTTAGTGATTTACCATACTTAGCAAAGTCCACCACAACATTACGAACAACCTGCCCAGTCTGATCCAGAACTTTGATAGGATAAGATCTAACCTCACCTACACGTGCACCACCAGATTCTTGAGGCTTCTCAAAATACTCTTTTACTTTTTCTACATTACTTGTGTGCATAGCCAGTTGCTCTTTCGGCGCTAACCATTTTGGAACTGGCACTGTGCCTGCCTCACCCCAGTCTTTATTGGCAGACTGGTTAATCATGGTGTATGAGTTCTCTACGGATTTTAAATACTTTATGACAGTCTCTAAATTCTTCTTTTGAGCTGCTCCAAAATCGTCCGTTAGATTATACTTCATGTAACGTTCAAGAGAAGCGCGGAGCCTACTTAATTTTTCAGCCAAAAGATCAAAATCCCAAGCATGCATAACATCAGAGCCCATCCTAGTTAGCATCTCGGCATTTTGCATCATGTCTATCATTTCTCTTTTAACATTGGAACCAGTAATTGTAGATACAGCTGTACGTGCTTTTTCAACAGCAGGGGTCATCACACTGTCTTTTTGTAAATCACTTACTATATTTTCAAACATTGATTGTAGTTGTTTATCATCACCTAATGGTGTTGTAGCCTTAGTAGCCAACTCACCTGGTGTTTGATAAACATTTAGTCTACGTGCCATTTCCGGCATTACAAATTTTTTATCTTCTGTGTAAATGTCTGTTCTAGAACCAGCTACCCTACTAACAAACTTTCGCATTCTTGATATAGCGGATTGTGCCTTACCATAACTTGCGGTTTCCGCCTCAAAATCTTTTGAGGAGCTAGCCGCTTCGTAGGCCCTTTTTGCCTCCTTGGCTTGAGATAAGTAGTAATCTCCTTCCGCCATTCTATACAATTTCCAAGCTTTATTTAATTGCGCTCCTGCTCTACGTTCACCTTCAGGTCCACCTTGATCAGTGGCTAGCTGTTTAAATTTATCTGTTGCTTTTCTAAATCTATCCATATCTGGGCCAGTTTTACCTGTGCCTCTAATTATGTCGGATAAATCTTTACTTACTTTTTCGAGACTATTAAGCTCTTCTTCATAGTTGATGTTACGAACTTGCCGTTGGAATTCTTTGGCGGCTGTATGGAATGTGGTGAAGTTCTCTAAATCGGCCCATACATCCTTACCAGCGGCTATTTTAGGGCTATATAATTTGTCTATATCACTAATTGAATCGGTTTCGTCAAGTTTAAAACCCTTAATTTTCTCTTCACTCTCTTTAGGTGTCATCGGTCTGTAAGAAGCAGCCCTTTGTCTACCGCCGCCAGCAGTTTTAACAGATTCAAAATGTTTTGAAGATTCATCTAACATTCTCTTTAAATCAGAAGCACTTATATTTAAAGGACTAGCCTTCTTTGCGGCCTCCGTTTGTTCCTCTAAACTACCTGTGGTTCTAAATTTACCAGCAAACCTTCTAGCTTTAGCTACGGCATCCACATCTTTAGCTAATAAGGCTGGGTCTTGTTTAAATTTCACAACTTCAGGGGTATCTTCACCCTTACCCGTGCTACTATAATACTTAGCCTCGCCTTTAGTTGCACCAATGGCTGTCATATAAACATTTAACTGTGATGCCACATCCAGTAATTTATATGCGGCCGCTAGACTGGGTTTGTCCCCTTTCTCAATGAGTTTGGCGTAAACTTCTGGGAAATCAGATGTACCGGAAGTTTGTATGGCTTCTCCAATAGCTTTTTTAACCCCCTCACCTACTGTCTTTATATCCATAGGATATTTTTCACCAGTAGTTTCATCTTTCATTACAACATCTATATGCCCGGTTATAGGGCCAGACTTTGTGGTTAAAGCCACAAATTGTTCTATGGCAGCTGTGGGGTCCATAGATATTATATCTTTTTGTATTTTAGCATGTATGGCTTGACCAACAAGAGCAGAGGCTTCTAAGAAGTCATTAGGAATGTTGTCACTTTCTCCACGCATTGCTGACACTATGGCAGCTATCTGACGACTATTTAATTCTTTTTCAGAGAAGTCTTCTTTTTTAAACCCACTCTTATAGGAACCGCCGCCGGCTAAAGCACTGGCTCTATATATTGTTGCATATGTTGCACCGCTAAGCTCATTGTGGCCACCTGTTATTTGGGCAGACCATTTTTTAAGCTGTTCTACATCGATAGCAGGCTCAGTAGTTGTCTGAGTTTTAGCTTGTGGGGTGTCTCCTACAAATAAACCTATACCAGCAGCAATGCTTTGTAGATGAACATTTAAAGCACCGCCAGTAAAAGTAAATGGTCCCCCTGGAACACCAGCACCCGGTGTTGTTATACCAGGGGTAGCCGGGGGCGGGGGCCCTCCTGCAGACCCGTAAATACCGGCTTCCATTATAGGAGAAGATACTTTAGCCGCCTCTATACCTGCGGTGGAACGATATGTTGTTCCCCTAACTTTACCTGAGGAGACAGGGGGTAACATAGTAGCCACATCCATACCAGAGGCACTAGAAGTTTTAAATACTTTTAAAGCTCTATCTAGTGAATATAAGGCCTTCATTTTTTCTGAAAATACGTCTACATATGCATCTACTTTGGTTTGTAGTTCTTCGGGAGTTAAGCCTTGATCTTTAAATTTAGTTTCAGCCATCTTACTAAGTTCGCTTTTACCTAGTAGCTCTATTTCTTGTAGCACTGACGGCTCTACTACTGGCAGCCCCGCTAGTGTAGTATAATAGTCTACAACATCACGCATACGCATTAAATCTTTAGCTGAGGATCTATCTTTAAATACTTGCGTATGTATTGGAGACATTGTGGCTAAGTCACCCGTGGTTAATTCAGTAAGCTTACCAATACTATCTTGTATTGATTTAATATCCAGAGGTTCGTAATTAGCAATAGCTGCAGTTACAGCTTGCACGTCTTTCTGTGAATTTTTTAATCTATCGGCAGAAGTCTTTACCAATTCACCGTAAGCACCAGAACCAGATACCTCATATAACTGATTAAGCTCATCTTCCAAATTAGATGCGGTAGCTACTGCCTTTGCCATACTAGACGAGTATCTAGCTTCTTCTTTTTTACCATAAGCACCTGGCTGTAATTTAGATATACCCACATCTAAATCTAACGCGCCTTTACCATGCTTACTGATATAAGCACCCATTTGGCTTTCTGTACTAGCGCCGGCGGTTCTAAATTTATATAATGGTGCTTCTTTACTAGTTATTAGGCTTGAAGCTACCGCAGATGGACTTGATTCTTTTAATCTTCTGGCATATTCTTCTTTGGCTGCCGCTTTAAGGGTGTCAGGAGACATTCCTTGGCCCTTATTAGCGGCTATTTGTTTCTGTAATGTATCCAGAGCCGAATTTATAATAGACTGCTCTAAACGCGTTAGAAAGCCTCTAAAACCCATCTTGTCTACCATCTCAGCAGTAAATTTATCTATATCAGATAAGTCAGCAGTTACACCATAAGCGGTTGCCATACTTTTAACATCATCCGCCATCCCTTTGGACAACATGCTATGTATTCTATCTGTTATAGCTTGAGCATCTGCCTTAACAAAATCTTTAAGATCTTCGTAGTCTTTATTATTTAAAATGTTTTTATATACTTTTTCTCCGCCACCAGGTTCCATTATATCTCTGGTTATATCCGAGGACACAGAAGCGGCGCCGGCATGTTTAACGTCCATACCTTTCTGTAAGCTAAATCGGGTTAGCTCATTCATTCTAGCTTGTTCGTCCCTAGAGAATTTCTGATCGCCCTTAGCACCTATTAAGCTGGATTCCCCAGATACATCTTTATTGTAAGAAAGACTTAAGCGTGTAAAAGCCTCTGTTTCAGGGCCTGTATGAATTTTAAATAACTGCGCGGCCACAGCTGACTTAGTTCTCTCATTTGCCAAAGAGGCACCTGTTTGAAATTTAAATGATTTTTTAAATTTATCATCTAAGGTCTCTATTACTGCCGCAACTTTATCTGCGTTATTTTTTAATTCGTCCGCATTACTAAGATCTTTTATGTTAGTCACAGCCGCTTCTAACTTGTCAGCATCTGTTTTATCGAGTAAGTTGCTTATTTGTTCAAGTACTTTATTTAAATCCTTGGAATCTCCGGCTAAAGCCTGCATCTGTTCGGATAAAGATAAGAAACCCATATCTTCCGTAGCAAAAGGTTTCTGCATAAAACTGAAACCTTTTTCTGTTGGAAATTTTTTAGCAAAAGACTCTCCCATCTCTGCTAAGGTATATTCCGATGCTGGGGGCTGCACCGCGCCATAAGTAAACTGATCTCTAAATACTGATGCTGTATCAGATAAATCCTGAGTTAAGGTATCATAATGTTTTTTAATATCCCCTCTGGCTTTAACATTAATAGCAGAGTGAATTTCTATGGCGTCACCGTCAAAATCTAGTTTTTGTTGATGTGCTATATACTTAGGTAATAAATTGGATATAGCGGCATTAAGCTTATCAATTAAATCTGTTAATTTTTCTAGCTTCTCTGGTGAGGCTGCGGCGCCTTTACTTAACTCACCGGCACGTTTGGTGGATAGATCTTCCCGCTGTTTAGTCATTCTTTGAATAACGCCAGATAAAGCATCCATCGGTAGATTGGGCATACCAGGAACAGCCAATACATTACTAGCCATACCTCCTTTACCTTCATCTAGTAGTCTAGCTTTATAGGGCTGTATTGAAGATGTACCTGTAAAAGGATAACGAAGGCTCTCTATATAAGGAGCTAGCTCTTCTTCTATGTATTTTTTTATAGTGGCTTTTTCTTCCGCTGTGCTCCCTTTACCCTGCAGATCTTGGGTGTAACGCAGCATGTCTAATAGAGTACCTTCTACCTTAGTAGCTGGAGCAGCCTCGCCTTCTTTTGTAAATTTCTTGGTGAAGGACACAGGTATCTTTCTGGCTATTTCCGCAGGGACACCGATCTCATGCTGACCCAATACTGGAAGACCTAACTCACTTGTACGTTTTAGACGCTTGCTATGTTTTTCTTTTATAGATTGTGTTTGTTCCTGCAGTGATTTTAAAGATTTAATACTTTTTTCTGATATCCCCATCTCTTGTTGCATTTCTGGTGATAGGCCCTCTAGATCACCTATGATGGCGGACATCTGTGTATCAAATGTTTCTAGATCTTTTGTCTTATCAACAGTAGCAGAAACAGCCTTAGCCATGACAGCTGGTATTTTTCTAGTAAATAAAGTTTCTGCAACAGAACCACTTTTACCTAAGGTAGTTTCAGCCAAAGTCTCTAAATAATTTATTTTAGCTTTTTGGACAGCAGCAAGTTTATTATTCATCTCTTGTTCTAACATGCCCTTACCGCCAGAAAAATCTTTACTAATGGTATTTAGTTGCTCAAGTAAGTTACCTTTTGGATCTACTTTAAATGGTACTTTACCTTCGCTCAATTGTCCTGAAACTGTGGCGCCGGCATGTCTAAGAGCTTTAAGTATGGCGTTGTATCTTTTTTCGGCATAGTTAGCTTGGGATTGAACAACACCTTCCATAGAACTAGCGTAGGACTTATCCATAGATGCGGACAAATCATCGTTTATATTCTTTTTAAATGTTATCCACATTTGTTCTAATTCTTTTACATATTTAGGATCATAGGTGGATAGCCTGCCCCCTTTCACTCTTATGTCACTAGTGGTGGACAACACAGAAGATTTAAGCATTCCCGCAGCAGCTTCTTTCATAACTGCTTCCGCTGTTTTACGTGAATCTACATTTTTAGCCATATAGTACTGTTCAGTGTTGGTTACAAAATCTTGGTAGTCCTTAGCGGAGTTTATTAAGTTTTGTAATACACGTGTAGGCTCTTCGGGACCAAATTCCCCGGCTACTAAGGGCTCAGGATAAACACCGCGGCCAGCAGGGGACGGGACATAGAAGTCCTCAAACGCTGTGGGCTTTTGACCAAGTTTGGCTTTAGAAGCATCAGATGATGGTAATTGTAGCATAAAGGGCTTGTTGAATTTCTCAACATCCATAACAGTTCCCAACATACTACGCTTACCTTTATCCAGTGTTCCTGTAGAATAGTCAAAAGATTTTAATTCATCTACCGATACTTTTTCTAACTTATTTCTTAAAGCTCCTAAAACCTCAGAGTCTTTATTAGTATTGGCTATTAGGGTCTTTATGTATTCCCAATGTTTTTTATCGGTATCACTTAGCTGTTCTACAAGTTCTGCTTGACTACCAGCACCCTGAATTGGTGTCTGGTTTATTTCCTTCATCAATTCCGAATCTTTACCAAAAACATTTAGATAGGCTGTATAAGCTGGGACATTAAGCTTTGCACCTTTTATACGTTTACGCACATCAGTGGTAGACCATGCCTCGGTAGCGGTAGGCTCCTCCACTACCTGTAAGAATTTTTGACCGACAAGACTCTTACGTTTTTCTCCAAACTCGTCTATAATTTCTGTATAAAAATTAGACATCTCCTCAAGAGCGGCGCCACGTTTTGCCATTACAGCTGCTTGATCAGACTTCTTACCACGTTGCATAAAGATTTTTGTTAAAGCTTCCTCTGCCTTTCCTGGGTCGGTACCCTTAAAACCCAAAGCGGAACTGTATGTAGATAAGGATTCTTTACCACTACCGAGTAATTTTTTATACATATCGGGGGCGAACTTATCCCGTAACGTTGTGTAGGCCTCATCTTTTTCTGATGCTTTTTGGACATTAGCAACGTTATTAAGTATGGTCTCTAATACCTCTGTCTGTAAACCACGTTTACCAGCACCTAAGGAACTTATTCTAACATCAATTGGTTTTAGTTCATACAAACCACCTTCTTTAATCATACTACTATATGTTTGTTTCAGGTTATTTATACCATCAACACCATCGGTTATGGCTATACCAATTGAACTAAATAGCTCCTTGGCTTTATTATAGATATCTTGTTGGACAGAAGCCTCTTCTGGAATAGTTAAACCTGATGTAGCATCTTTAAAATACTCTATCATAAACTTATTACCAGAGTTTATGAGTTGTGATTTTAGCCCTTCTACTTCTGATTGAGAAGCACCTGCTGCTGTAAGCCCTTCTATTTGACTATCTAACAATTCAGCTGCTAACTGCCCCATACTTTTAGGCATTTTGGCAGTACCTAAACCAGCGTTTACCTGCTCTTCACTAGTAAGTACTTTTATGTTTTTATCACCCCAAGTTTTAAGAATGTCTGACATTTTAGATGTGTCAGTAGAGGTCATAGACACACCCTTCGATCCAAAACGTGTGGTAAACTTTCTACCAAAGTGATTCATAAAAACTTCGGCAACTTTCGCTGCTTGCACTTCTACATTCTCAGAACGTACTGTTGCCATGGCTTTTTGTACTTCTGTAATAAAAGCTTTGTCTGCGCGTCCTTTATAGGTATTACTAACTCCTAACATATCCTGAAACTGGCTATATACTTTATTAATAGCCTCAGGAGAATCTACATCTTTTAACACCCCAGGCTTAACATCTGATACCGCCTCTGTGCCTTTACCCGAACTTAACTCTTTTCCCAGCATCCTACCGCCGGCTGCGGGTAAAACTAATGTTTTTGTTAAAGAGGTAACAGCATCAGCAAGTTTACCAGATACAAGTATTTGATCTTCAAACGTGCCGGCAGTGTGGCGTAATTCAGCAGTGACGTTAAAACCATAACCTTTCTCACCGTAACGGCCACCTTCGATTAAAGATTTTTCACGCTCTGTTCTTAATGTTGGTGTTGTAGTACCAATCCCTTTTACACGGGCTACATCAAATTTATCTGTAAGGCCGTTTATTTCATCAATAGAAGAGGACATAGCGTTAGTAACACCCGCTATATTACGTCCTAATTGTTGAAATTCACCAAAAGGGGCCATGCTTGTTAAGTCATCAACAAACATCTTTATATTAGTTCCACCAAGTGCTTTTAAGTAAGATAGCCCTTCTTCGTAATCTTTATTATCCTCGTCGGCTCCTCTTACTTTATTAGATTTAAGGTAAGCTATGGAACTAGCCTGAGACTCGGGTATACCTAAGGAGGATAGTTTTCTTCCTTGTGTAGGCAGTTCTTGTAACCGTTTAACAATAGGACCAGATTCCGGAGATTCTGCCGCCAATTTAGCGAGCATGTCCCTTTCAGCGTACATTTCCTTAAAACGTAGGTTTAAATCTTTAATATAATTTTTATGTTCTTCAGGTTTTAATTCATAATCCCTTTCAGTAGGATATAAACCTGGTGTACCTCTGGAAAGAAGATTAACCACATTAGATTGCTGTAAACCACGACGTGGTTTACCGGGCTCTATTAGCGGCATCAGTTGTTCTACTTGTTTTGTAGCTGATTCAAAGCCCCTGGCACCACTCTGGTATGCTGGTTTTTCTACCAACTTTTTTAGCGGGTCTGCTAAGACCTTACCATAGATATCATATATGTTTTTAAATTCTACTTTATCTAAGGCCTTTGCAAAATCATATGCTGACACTTGTGCGGTGTTCATCATATTAACAAAAGACATGATCTGCGTTTTAAGATCTTTGTTGGGGTCAAGGGTAAACTGATCTATCTGATTAGTAATGTTGGTTAATGCAGGTAATATGTCTAAATCAGGATCTATACGTTTTTTCTGCACCATTTTGGAAACAGTGGCTGCTTTGTACCCTTCTTTGATGCCGGAGAATTCTTTAATAACACGTGCATATTCAGTTGATGCAGGTGCACCCTGTTTAAAAGTGCTTATATCAGCTAGCAATTTAGTTACTAAATCTGATACAGCATTTTGTTCTAAGCGTGTTTGGGGATTAACACCAATAGTTTGTATTTTAGAAGCATAGTCTTCTTCGCGGCTTAATGTGCCGGCCTGTAGTGCCTTACTGTACAGCTTTTCCAGCCCTGTTTCAAACATTGCAAATTTAGATAAAGCACGTTCTGAGCCATGAGCGGTTTCCAAAATAGGGGTACCGGAAGGAGTCATCCTAGCCGCAGGTAGTGCCACATTACGGATATAAGGGGCTGGATGTTCTTTTCTTGTAGTGTCCACATCAGATAAACTTCTGTTGACCTCAGCTACCGCGTATGTTTGTCTAGTAAGTTGTGTTAGTGGCCCTAATTGACTACCAACAGCTTTTTTTACACCTTCAACTAAATTAACAGTGCCTTTGGATGTTTCATAAGCCGTTTTAAGATCAAGAAGTGCTTTTTTAATTTCAGGATCTGCCACGGTTGTCCAACCAGCTATATTTTCTTTCGACGCGGACTTCATCCACGTAGCTACTTTACTAGCCAGTAACTCCGCATTTTCATCAGCACTACCGCCATGAGTTACATTTGCCATTAACTTATCTAACTGCAGCTCTTTAAAGGCAGAAACTATTTGATTTGGATCACCCGTAGCAGTTCTTTTGTTTTTTGTAAGTTCTCTTTGCATAGATTTTACATCCGCTATCTGCATGGTCCACATTTTAGCGTTTGTTTGATTTAAGCTATTACTTACATTTGTAAAATATTTGCTACTTTCAGGAGCTCCGGGCATTTCTAAAGGCTTCCAATCAGATTTACCTAATTGCTCAGTAACCGTGTTAGTAATATCTTTTAGTAATGCATTTAATGAGCTGGAAAGCTGTCTCTCCATAGCATGGACGTCGAGGGAAGCTCTGGAAGCGGAGATACCTTTAAGAATACCTTGCACAGAATCAGCCATCTGATCTTTTGCGGTAGCTACTTTATCGAACTCCTGTTTTATATTATCAGCACTATAACCACCTACTGCTGGTTTTATTACTTTAGATCCATAAACAGCTTTTTGTTCTGATGTACTACCGATCGCTTTAATTCTGCTAATATTTGCTGCCGGTGTGGTAGGAGCTTTGGCGCCGACATTAGTAGCAACTTTTGTAGTTGGTGCAGCCAACACAGTGTGTTTAGTACTATCAGCTAATTTAGTTAAAGACGCAGCTACTTCGGCTACATTACGCTCTAAGGCTTCAAACTTGCTACTTAAATCTTCTGTTTTTATAGCCCTAACCTTAGTTACTAAATTATCAGCAATTTGAGATCCGGCCTTGGCTTGACTTACCATTGAGGCCTCAGTTGTATTTTGTAGCTCATCAATCAAAGATCGCAGGGCGGCAATCTCACTGGATGCTTTTTTTACTTCTGGGCTATTAAAAGAACTCGTCCTTAAGGTCTTATTTATAGATTCAGTTTTAACACTTAAAGATTCTGTAAGAACCCCTTTTAATGATTCTAAATTCTTTTTTAAAGTAGATATAGCTTGTTTATAATTATTAAAATAGCCACTTAAAGCTTTGGCAGCCTCGTCGGCGTTTAAATCAAGCAGCACGTCTAATTTAACGTTATCTGGAAATTTAGAAGTTATTAAACGTTCAATGTTTTCTAACTTAGGGGCTATTACTATCTCAGCAGCACCTGATGAAATTTCCTTAATTACAGAATTAAGTTCTTTTTTAACATCCGCAGTGTCTATTGTAACATCTAGGGTGGCGGCTTTATCTATAATATCAAGTAGTGTAGTTATTTCCTTAAGTTTTTTATTAAGTGTTGTAGCTACACCTATCTTAATATCTCTATCTTTTACTAGAGTATCTATGTCTTTTTCAGCTAATTTAGTATCGGCAGAAACTTGGACAGTTACTTTACTGTTAGAAGCATTTATTATAGAATCAATTGTTTTTCTAAATGCTTTATCATCAACATCTACTGATAGTACCAACTTTTCAGAAAGTTTATTGAGTCTAGTAATTATTTCTTTATCATTAAGGGCTACATCTATTTGTTGCTTAGACTTTTTAGTAGCTGTTTCTAGATATTTTATGTTGCTGGTAGATCCACCAGATTTTAAAAGTTTAGGTAAGTCTTCTAGTGCTTTACTTACAGCACGTAACTCAGAAAGTGTACTAACTAAAACTTTATCTGTTTGTTTAGAAGGCTCTTTACTAATTATACTTGTTTTCTTTGCAGCGGATAAAGTAACCAAACCTTTTTCTACTGATTTAGATATGGCTGAGGCCAACGCATACGTATCGATACCGCTAGCAGCAGAAGAGCGTTGTTTTGTAGTTTCTTCTTTTACGGCTTTTTTTATTTGATCTAGTTCTTTTATAATGTCAGAACTAGCAGCTGGTGAAGCCTCTACTGCTTTGGATAATTTTGTTAGTCCGGAAGTAAGTTGTTTAATCTCTGAATATAATTTTGATAGTCCAGCACTTACTTCTTTTACATTTGATGTATCTTTGGTTGTTGTAACAGTAGTTTTGTAGGAATTATCTACGCTCTTGGCTAACCCTTCTATGGCTGTTTGTAACTTAGTTAATTTACCAAAGTCAGTTGATGCAGGATCTTTTTTAATGGCAGTAAGGATAGAGGTATTGAGATCTTTTATACTTTTGTCTATGGCAGTTTTATCTGATTTACCTGATATGGCGCCTAATACTTTTGTTAGCGCACCTAATTCTTTTGTTATAATTGATTCTAATGCCTTAGTATCTAATGTAGTTGTAGGTTTACCCGAAGACGTGGTTCCGCCTGCAGTGATACTTCGTTGAAATTCTTTGGCTATTGTTTTGGAAATATTATCTGCAAGGATCTTTGCTTGCTGGGCAGTATCTTTTGTAGCAGTGCTTGACTGAGCTTTACCATACGCATCATTTAGCCCATCCTTTATTGCTTTTTTAACAGAAGACGCTAATCTATCGGTTAACCCATTAAATGCTTTTGCTAATGTGCTATCTAAGGTAGAAGCTATATTGTCGGCCTTATTGCTTCCTGAACTTGATCCACTTATTATATGAGATACTGTGATGTCGTGCTTAGCCAAAGCGGTGCCTCCTAGATGATGTTGCTTTAATCAATTAAACATTCTTTTATTCTTAATAATAGAATGGTTACCTTATTACTTAACTCCGGCGAGTGCGCTTTTTAATGTCCGTCCTATCTTTTATTTTTTGTGCTTCTTTGGGTTTATCATACTTTATATCTTGGTATAAATCATTAGATTGCGTTATTATGACCTCTTCTTTACTAAAAGCGGACATTTTGCCTTTATTAAACTTATTACTTTTTTTAGCCGCGTTTTCTTTGGTACGCTCATTATAGTAATCAGTCATGTAAGCATCTAGTGCATCATCGTCCTCTATTATACTATCTGGTGGTCTATCTTCAGGCATCATTTCGTATATGTTAGAATAATAACTTGACCAATATATTAAATTAAGCTGATCATTAGAGTACTCAACTGTCGGTATACCAAATAAAGACTCAGTAACTTTTTGGCTATGTACATAACGTATACGCCATAAATTGTGTCTTGCAATAAATCTAATTGTCTTCATTGGGATGCCATGATAAAAATGTAGAAAAGCATTCATAACTTTAATTTTAAAATTTATATTTTTTTCTAAAACTAAACTATCTACATTATCCCAATAATGCTTATCGCCTTGTTCTGTGTATGCACAAGCCCAACATAAATAATGATGTCTTTCTTCATCTGCCTTTGTTTCGGCGGACATGATTAACCTAGAATTCTTTTTATACTCTATTTCATTTATCTGATCTTTAATTTTATTGATAAGCTTTTTAATTCTATCTGCATTAGCTTTTACTTTGGTAGTTTTAGACAGAAGCGCTTCTTGGGCCTCTAATTGTGATTTTAGTTTGGCAACTTTTGTTATATCTTCTTCTGTATATAAACCACGCTCGCTTAGTAATTTTTCTAATTCGGTTATAGAGTATAAGCCTTCATTGATTGCTTGCTTATAAGATCTCTCATAAACCAGTGTAGCTCTAAGACGTATTTCAGAAGTTGGTTGCTTAAATATTAAGTATACCTCTTCTGAACCTTTAGTAATGTTTACTATTTCCTTTCCTGTGAAAACCTTAAGTAGATAACTATCCACCTCTTCATAAGATAGTTCCATGCGTGGCCTTTATATATAGTTATGGGGCTGCTTTTATACAGCCCCTTATAACAAGCAATTCTTTATTTTGTTTTTTTACGATTTGTTTTTGGCTTTACAACTTCAGACTCAACAGAAGTATTGTGCTCTTCGGTAACCAGTTGTTCTTCTTTAAGTTCGTCAACAAGTTCTTCTTCTGCTGCTGCTTTAGCTGCCTCTAAGGCAGCCCTAGCTCTGGTCATGAGATCTTCTTCTACCTCTTTCATAGCCATAGCTTCCGGAGACTTTTCCATAAAGTTTGAATCAAGTCCTTGCAGGAACAACATTACTTCGAAACGTGCTCTCATTGCTAGATCTTTATTCTTTGACTTTAAAAAAGCATCGTAGTTTTCCCACACCCTTTTACCATTAGCGTCTTTGGTAATACTTGAAGTTAGATGTTCCAGTCTGGAATCATCAGCCATCTGTTCACAGGTATTTGATAACGGCCCGTTTAAACGTTGGTTCCATTGGAAGAGTTCTTCTCTGGCTATGGATACTTCTACCGCCAAGTTTCTTTTGTCTTCCATTGTTTCTGCTGAGTCAAGTTGGTCTATCTTGGAGCGTAGGTCTGCAATAAGCTCTTGGGCTCTTTGTTCGAACTCAGGACCAATAATGCCTCTACGCATAAGAATGTCTTGCATTTCTGCAGCAGTTGTTATGCCCTCTACCAAACATTTAGTGTATGTTTTGCTGTATTGCCAGTCGGCGCCGCGGATGTCTTCTGCGGTGGGGGATGAGATAAAATATTCGGTGGTGCCATCAGCACCCTTGAAGTTACGATCTATGGTGTTATCGCTCATAATAAATACTCCTTTACCTTTAAATTAAAAACCTTAGCCTTTTACTTCCTATTATTTGAAACTTCTATAACATCCTCTGAATTGATTTTTAATACCATCTCGTATTGGTCTGATTTGTTTTTCAGATTCCTAATACAGTTATTACCAACTCTGAGGATTTTGGCTCTAAGTGCTTTGAACGTCCCTTGATGTTCACAAGCCACCTGAGCAAAGTCTAAAGCAGATTCAAATAGTCTTGTCACTTCTTTTTCTATTTCTCTTTTGAATCTATCCCTGCTCTTTAAATTATCCATTCCTTTAATCCTCCAAATATATAAGGGGTGAGGTATTACCCCCACCCCTCCCAGTTAATTAAAAATTAACCATTACGTCTTACTTTATAGTCGCCGGTAATATGTGTAATATCGATATCACCTTTAACTACATAAAGGTCATTGGTTGATCTGAAACCAAAAGTCTGAGTCATATTAGCACCCATATCAAGTGTTGAGCCCTCATCAGTAATCTTAAGGTGTTCAACGATAATGGTTTTAAGTGCATACTCACGGTCGCCCGCAGCATATGTACCCATAACACCGTTATTCCAGTAATTCTGACCAATAAGATCGGAGCCGGCTCTAACAGTTCTAACATAACCTGTACCCTTAGCTTCCTCATCGGTTTGAGCATAAACTTTAACAACAAGTTTAAGATCTTCAGAGGCCATAAGGTCAGCTAAATTGATGTCTTCCAAAGAGTCCGCATCAAACTCCGCAAGACGGTTGGCTACTTTTGACCAGTTCTCCAAGTCACCGGCTGTAGAATCTACAGTTACAGTGATAGGAATAGGCAGCGTAAGGGGTCTATCATAAGGCCCTAAATGACCAAGCTCTGATAGAGGCTCACGTGTAAGGTCAGAAGAAATAGTACAACCAGTCAAACGCCAAGCAATATCCCACTCAGCGGCATCATTGGCTACGATATAAACTGCAACCTGACCCTGACGAAGAGCGCCCAGAAAATCAGGCCTTGATGTAGCGTCAAGTACTTGGAAATAAGTATTTTCGGTTGTATTGCCATAGCCATTGGCGGCGTACAACATTTCTAATCTGTCCCCAGCACCAAATGTAGTGCCTGTCGGAAAAGTAATTACATGTCCTGTACTGTTATATACAAACTTAGACGCTCTAGCAGCTGCTTCTTCAGCCGCAGCTAAGGCAGCTACCTGTGCTTCAGTCATAACAGCTACATTTACCATCTCGTTGGCGCTAGCATCGTACCAAGTTACCGCTGGAGAACCGTTATCATCTTTACGTAAGAACCCAGGGTTTGCCGATGAAAGCTCGGCTACTGCATAAGCTCCAGCAGATAAAGTTGTGGAGGTCTCTGAACCGGTTGTAAAAGTGAAAGTATCCATGTTTACAAAGCGACCGGCATTCAGAAGCCACATCTTGTTATCGGTTTCAGCGCCGTAGTTCTCAGTAGCGTTAGCACCGGTGGTGTAACTAAATTCGAGGCTATTAACATAAACTTCGTCCATAAACAGAGTCTGATCTATGTTATTAGCAAGTGTACCAATAGAGCACTCGTCCTGAACAGGAGCCCAAATTGTAACACCGGGTAAGTTACCACATACGATTGAAAAGTCAGCCAGAGAAACACCATGTAGATAGGTGCTTGTTTCTGCAAGCTGAGTACCACTTACAACAACTAAATTACCATTTGTACTTGTAGCAGTAGCAGACATTGCTGCTTTTGCAGGTGAAACCTGTGCTAGTGTAGCCAGTGTTTTGACATCACCGAAGTCATTTGTGTTCAAGGTCACTGCCACTGCTGGAACGTCATCGACAACGTCAATGATATCCAGATGACCGAGTTCAAAAATATCTTCACTGGTAAATGTCGTGGTGCTTCCTAAAGATTGTACACGGTAAAGAACCTCACCGTTACACCACACCGATTGGCTCGCATAAATTATTCTATTCCTTGCCATATCGTTTTTTCCTCCTAGAAAATTAATTTTTTTGAAGACTTACTTTTAAATAAAGTGTAATTCTATAAATTTTTGGTTGGTATGTTTACTACTTCCTTTGTGTTTAATAAGAGCTGAGGCGGCCCTATGTTAAACCAAAGCCGTGTCCTCCCACATCCTGTGGGAAATTTAAAACTTCTACTATATCTTAATAGGTTAGTTAATTAGTATGTATATATAATTATTTACTAACTACCATCAAGGTAAGAATACATATCTAACGATATCTTACTCCGGTACGCATTTAAGTCACTCAACATTACTTGATCAACACCTCTTGACATTACTAATGGCAGATTAACGTGTCTTGATGTTACGTTATCAAAATATAAATTACTTACTCCTAATACTACTGATCTATCAAATAAATTAGTATCTTTATTAAGGTTGTATTTCCTATTATAGAATGTGCCATCGTAATCTAGTACAGACCCATCTGGAAAATCCATTAATGGTATACTTTTTAAATACAATGCGTTGTAAATAACTTCTACTATGTCATTACGTTCAGATGTGGATGAAGCAAAAACATGTATATCCACTTTTCTAGCATCTTTATGACCGCCACCTAATTGATAGCCAGTTTTATCTGTACCATTAATGTCAATGACAACTACTGGCGGATCTTCTGCTTGTATAGCTGCCCACTCATCAACTATACCGGCGTAGTGCCAATAGTAGTCTACAGAATGAGGGGTCACGGTGCCTGACGTTACTATTCTACCATCAACATAGTCTACTATATAGCTGTTTTCATCTATTATATTACCATTAATGTCATACACCACAACCCGCTCTGATTGTTCTCTAGTTGGGAGTCCTCTATAACAGTAAGGACTTGTACCGGATACAGTATCGAAATAAAGCCATCCTCGCCCGCGGGCGGTAGGTTTAGGTATCATCTCAGTCAACGCTTCGTACACAAAACTGGTAGCTGAGGATATTTCTGGTATATATTCGAGAGGAATATTTTCTTCACGTTCAATAAAATCTACTAACACTATTTCTTTAAGATAGTGATATAAACTTAGATCTTCTTTACGTAGCTTGGTCATTTCTGAACTCATTTAATAAACCTCTCCTAGCTTTAATTGCGCATCTATTACTGCTTCTTTTATCCACAGAGGTAATTGTATAGCAACATAATCATTTACATCTTTAAATATATCCATAGGTCCAGCGTTAGAAAAAGGGTACATAACAAAATTAGTTTTTAACTCTTTTTCTTTACTTCTAATAAAAGCATTATATTTTAATAAATATATCTTTTCCTTAGCGGACAAAGAACTATCGGCTACGTGCTCTGTTACACCACTTTTGCCGAATATTTTAGCATATTGATCACCATTAACTTCAACATATTGTCCTACTATACCTTCTAATATATTTTCTATAACCCTTAATTTACCACTAAAATCAAAGTTGGACATATCAGGAACAGTAAAAGATACCTGTCCATTGGTAACTGTTACGTATTCAAAGTTATCTAATCGGGCTATAAAATCTTCAATATAATCTTCAGGCCTAGTTTTACTACGCTTATCTGTAACCACATTAGTTAGCTGTTGAGAGTAAGAGTCCACAATAACATCTTTAACCTCATCTATCCTAGAAGTCAGTTTAAAGAACAGTTCTTTTTCTATAATATTCTCAAATTTATACGCTATTTCATGTGCGGATTTAATTACTTTTAATGGTGCTGCCATTATGTGTAGTCCTTAATTATCTCAGTAGTGTCTACTTTGGGCTTGTCAGTAGTAAAAGCAGTAATGATTAATAAAGATTGATTACCCAAGCCTCTTAATAACGGAGGTTTTGATAATTTACAGTCTACTCCATCTACTATAATTTTAACACAATTTTTAAATAAATCAAAGTATTTAGGATCTGTTTTTAGTTGTACTATCGTAGACCCTTCTGTGCCCGCTGGGGTGTATGTCATCGTATTACCAAAACCGCTAGCGGATGGGTCCCAAGTAATTAAGCAGTCTGCCCAAGCCCTACGTTGTGTTTCCAAAAATCCTTTACCAGTACAAACTGGACACCTACCACGTAAAAAGTATTTATAGTGTATGGTGACATTACCAGCAGCTTCCCACTCTGCTTGTTTAGCCAAAGCTTCTAAGGGTGTCCAAGAGCACTTGCCAGTACTTGAATCAGTCATTTTATCATAGTAGCAATTTGTACATTCTGATTTTATTGGCTGTTTATACACCTGTACTTTACGTGATAAGCCTTTAATTACATTACGTATTGCTTTCTGGTACCTATCTTTTGTAAAGGATTTAATGCGGTTATCTTTCATTACTTAATTTCCCAAAAGTTTAAGTATGTAGTATTAATGTTTGTCATTAATCGATCCTTACTCCACCAATACCTAACATTCTTACTGAATGTATGGCGTCATCTAAACGTTTTCTTATTGCATCCAATAATTCTTTTCTAGCCCGTATACCAGGTGATGGGTCATACTTAGAATTTTCATCAGTTATTATTGCACCATCCTCACTTACGTAATCCCAGGTTTCTGACATTAGTAAATCATAAGCACAAGCCAGCATGTATATTTCCGCATTAGCGTTGGCTGCTGTTAACGGAGGAGGCGGGGGTGTGTTATCATAGGCTTCCATAATTTCTCTGTCTGACCATCTAAATGTGTAATACCAGATGTCTACCCCGCTTTGAATCATACGCCCACCTGATATAACAGTAACAGGAGTGTCAATATAACCATTAAATCTTAAATACCTATAACCATTTATGGAGGGATTGGCAGTTTCTGTATATTGCACCCCGTTCATATTTACAAAAGCGGGCCAGCCTTTTTCATCCAGCACGTAAGTCCGGCCATCCGGCATTATAGAGGATTCTGCCTCATCACCATATTCCCTGTCTAAACCTATGGGGTCACCTATAAGTAAACGTATACGTTTTATTATTAACTGATCTGCTGTACCATATTCGATCTCAGGAGGATAGGCCGGGTCGTAGTATAAATCTTGTGCCTCTCCAAGTATAGGGTCTGTCCAACCACTTACTGACCCGGTAGATGAGCTATAGTATCTAGATGTATACCAATCCGCAGCTGCTCCACTTGGGTCCATAAAGTAGTATTGACTATATTGTGGTAGTAATATAATCTCATCTGTATCAGTAATATTACTTATCTGGTCTGTACCAGATACAGCAGTGTAGTATGTAACATCAACAGGCGTCTGTGGTATGCCTATACCAGAGTAACGCATTAGCTGTATTCTATCAAATACTGATAATATTGTGGCTATGGAATCTAGCGTAAAGGTGAGATTGATCATTTAATCCTCCAAATAACTACATTTATAATTCTTATGTTGGTTTCTGTTACCCTTGGCGCATGACACCATATGGGCCGGGTTAAGTTTATGCTCCCTACAAAAAGACGCTAAACAGTCTATAAGTATAATTTCGCCTGTAGGTGTCTCTATACTGTATTTCTTGGCATTTGGATTTAAAGCCCCAATAAATCTACCTTTTAATGTAGTAGCTATTTTACTTTTAGTTTCATTATGTCTTGGTTTACCATAATTAGGGTTGTTAGCCCCAACATACATCCCAGAGTTCTTCCTTGTTTCTGACATCTTTCTTTTGGCGGACTCTGTATGTTTTCTGCCTTTTTTAGACGCACTAATCTTTTGTCTGGCTTCTTCTGATAGAATGTTACCGTAAGCGGGATGATCGGAGCCTTTTAATCCGTACATTGCATTTAACTCGCCTACAGCCCCTATACTATTAGTTCCACCTTCAGTCATATTGTACCCTTTGTTAAAACTATTATACTCATTTATATAGTATATTTCCTTTTCATTCAGCGCTTCTTTATTATAAGCACTATCTAACTTAGACCAAATAAAATTGGCCGGGCCGTGTTTTAATAAAGCTTGATACAGTTTATACGATTTACGTTTCATGGCATTTAAATGTTGTGTTTTACGTCTTGCCAAAGTATGCGTAGTTTGACCTATATATACTTTACCATTAATTACATTAGTTACTTTATATATTATACCGTAAATATTCATAATATACCTATAAATTTGTAGGCCATGGAAACACTACATTAGTTTTTTGTACACGCATACTAGGTTTAATTTCTATTGCTTGCGTTGACTTTTCACCAACCTCATGAGCATGTGTCTCAGGATCTTTTACGGCAACAACCCTGGTTATTACAGAACCTATACCCATTATCACGTCATCTAAATAGATACTTAAAGGCCTGGTGGCTTTAAATTCTATCTCATCTATATACACCTCGGTCATATTAAAAGAATCAAACGGTATATAGATTCTTTGCCATTCTTCTATCAAACTACTGTTTAAATAATGCCTTAAACTTACGGCATTACCATTAATACTGCCTACACTTTTTAAAGTAACTTCTATGTCCGCAGCTGCTGACCATTCTTGTAGGTTTAATTGCACCGCTATTAAGTCATACTCCTCAGTACTTATTGGGGGACCTATACGTATAAAACTAAATGAACTATTGGTTAACATACCAGAAGCGTCTAAACCATTTGTTCCTGATTTCATGGCATCCGGTGATTCTACACCAAAACCACTATGCAACCAGTCGCCCCCTATATCTGCTACGCCAGTACCATTCCAAATATAGTAGTAGGCCTCTGTTGGACAAACAACATCAATTTCTTGTAATAAACTGTCATTAGTTGTTGTGCCTGTACCATGTACATAGCCTATTATTCTATAAGAGCCTAATGAGGTAAAACATACCTTTTTTTCTTTTTGCTCTAAGCCTACAGGGCTCTCCCATGTTAGTTCCCAAGAACCCTCATTATCTTTATACACTTCCCAATGATAGCCTGTCGTTGTTCCATCAGAAGAAGTACCAGTTATTTCTAATAAATAGTAGCATTCTACTGTGGTAATAGTAACATTTGTAGTAAATACCACATCATAACTTATAGTAGTGGTTTGGTTGTACCAACCATCATTCCAATAGGCTGTTAATGTCACAATACCAGAATCTATCTGCGGGGTGTATTCAAAAACGTAGTCATGAGTGACATTGGTCGCTGTTGTTAAGTCCCCATCTTCATTATATATCCAAGTATATCTATAACCATTTGGAGTATAAGTACCTACCCTATCGTAAGAAGTAGTTGTGTTAAGAAACTGCGCTTCTTCCGCAACTGTAACTTGGGCGGGAAACTGTGTAAAATCTACTAAGGGTCCGCCGAATAATCCTTGCTCTATTGGTATACTATAACTTATTACATGATCTTCAAAGTAGTCATTCCAATGTATATCTATACTTATTGTGTGTGTTCCTGGATTAGTAAAAGCACCTAATACGTTTGATTGTCCATACCAAGAAGTACCTAACCCCTCTGTATGGCTTATCACATCGTCTCTATTAGCAGAAACCAAAGTAGTTGTTGAACCAAAGGCCCCTGTGTCAATTATAGCCCAGTCTATACTAATTATTCTATTGTCTACATCAGTACCTGTATATTCAAATGTTACTGGTGTATTTGGGTCCAATACAACACCTGATACTGCCTGATGACATGTTATAGCTGGAACAGGGGCATGATATAATATCTGTATACTTTTGGTGTCACTTGTTACTGTGGCACATTCATCTTCTATATTTATATCTACATTATATATACCAGCAGTAGCCCATTGGTGTGTGGAGGATGCTACACCAGAAAGGTCTAATGTACTTGCTGTGTCGCCCCAAAAATAATCAGTATTTGTTATGGTATTTACTAATTGTATGTTTTCTCCATAACGGGTTCGCCAATGATTCATAGTGACGCCATTAAAATCCCAACTATGCACGTCATAAGAAGTGTTGGTAGTGGTATAATTAGTATTAACTAAACCCGTGGTTGGTAAACTCCATACAAGATTAGGTGCTATATTACTTTTTACTTGTATATCTAACGTATACACTGAACTACCATCTAAGGTAATTTCTGTTGCGCTCCATTGTTCTAGTAAAGAGCAGTCAGCATTTCTATCAGTAGTTGTGCCTTTCCAAAAAACTATTATTACTTTTGCATTATTTAGTGCCGCACCTTCTTGCCCTAAAAAAGCTTGATCTCCTAAATTAAAACTCCAATAAGAAGTAGATTCACAAATTCTAACATCATTCCACGTGGAAGCTGATGAAGCGGTACCATTGTTATAAAAGTATGCTTGGTATTTTATGGTAGCCCCTGATAAAGTAGCGTCCTCTAAGTAGGAAAAACCATTTATAGTAATGTTTAAAGCCATTATTCACCCCAAACTATTTCCATAGAAATAGTATTCAATGACTTTATCCAAAAACCAGAAATCTCCTCGTTATCTCCATCCACAGTTACTAATTGAAAATTATGCGGACTACTTTCTGGAGTAACGCCTACAATATATGAATAGAATGCCTGCACATCCCCTATATAAGTATTACATACTTCTACTTTATTAGCACCATAAAGATCAATAATCTGATCTATTACATAATTTTTAATTTTGGCCGTAGTAATCCCATCATGAATGTGTTTATGCTCAGCAACCGACCAGTAACCTTGGCGAACAGGGATAGATATGAGTTGCCACCCTGGCTCTAGCTCAATCGTGCCGTGCCCTACACTTGATATACTTTCTGCCGGAGCTAGCTGGTAACCGGCCCAAGATTGGTACCGCATATCCATTTAGAACGGCCCTCCCATAAGATAAGGCACTGTATCAGTAGATGTTCTGTAATGCGCATGTACTGTGCCGGAAGCCACTGGGCTGCTCCAATCTGAGGCGTCATCAGATTTAATTTTAGTTATTACATAGTCTGTTTTATTTAATGGGACATTGCGTGCTGTTTGTGATGCGGTAGGTGTAGCATTCAATCTTAGGACATCTTCTACTGATATGTTGTAATGTCTTGTGTTATTTACAATATTATATATGTTTTGTTCGTTTACTAATATTTCTTCACTCGATGTTAGAAAACCAGAACACGTAGCATAGCATATAAATATGCCCGCCTCATCTATGGAAACGGCTGTTTTATATAAACCAGCTTCTACCGTAGATTCAATCAGTGTACCATTTATAGGAGGTATTAAGGCACTATCATCAATGCGACGCACGTCATAGTACACAGTTTCGCCTGATGCCAAACTGCTGTCTTCCTCATTAAATAAAGATACTAATATAGGAAAGTTTTCGCCAACATTAGCCCTGATCATTTAAAGTCCTTAGTCCTTTTTCCAAACCACTTCAAATATAGATTCTAATAAGTCATCTGGTAATATAAGTTTATCGATTGGTTTACTTGAGTATTTTGGATGCTCATAACATGTGTCAATAAATTCTGTGCATGACATCTCTTTTTCATCATTAAAATTAAATTCATAATCATACCCTATATCTTTATATAGACAGTTAAATGCGTTTTTAATTGCGGTTACTGCTTTATTATTGTCAGGACAACGTAATATACATATGTCGTCACAGCGTAAAAAAGTTAATATATCTTCCTTGTTTATGCCTTGCCCCAACATGTGGATAACATAGCCATCTCCAACATACAGGGCCGCGTGAGACCAGTATCCTGGAATTAAGATACTACCTAAGTAGTGATCATACCTTCTTAAAAGAACATCTCCTGGTTCAAGTACATTTAATACATAACGTGTATCTGGTCCTTTTATACTGTAAGAAGAATTACCAAAAAGTACAAACCCTCCTGCATATACACGTATATCAGAAAACCAAGCAATCAATGTGTTTTTAATTTTGTAAAAAATAGTTGAAAGTGTCATACTTATCACCTTTTATTATATGGAGCGTGCTCTATGCATACATAATATACTTGCCATTGACCAGTTATGATCTCCTGATATAGCCATATTAGTGTCGGCTGTTACTTTTAATCTCATACCACTACCTACTTGATCAGTATCTGAGGAATTTAAAGCTATAAAACCATTTGATAATAGTGGTACTTTATTTATAAATCTGGCTAAGGTTACTTCTACTGTAAACATATTGTACCTACCATTACCATAAGGGGCGGGGGTGATGTTTTCGTAACGTTTGGTTACAGTATTCCAAGTAGCATCCCAGAAAGCTACTGGGGCGTTGTGTTGGTCATCGTCTGGTACATAAACTAAACCACCTGTGTGTGTGGTTATATCTGATGTAATTGCTACTGTACCATTACCGGCGGCGGGGACTATTAAATAACCACCATATAAATTATAGTTAGTATTTGTTCCAACAGTGGTTGTTGTAACTCTTGGTACCACTTCCAGTGTTATTGTATCTAATAAAGCATCTTTCCATGTAATATAACCTTCATGTAACCATGTTTCATTTTCTACAATATTGAAATCTACATAAATAGGATCAGGGTCTGGATCACCAACAATATGATTAACAACTATTGGTGTACCGCCACCAACAAGTCGTGGATTTGTTGTATCATCACCTTCCCCAGTCCAATAAATGGCTGTACCTAATTTTCTTGAAGTTTGATGCACCCTTAATTTACCGGATAGGTCTCTATACTCATCTACTATACTTACATTAGAAAATTCTCCTAAACAATACTTTATACCTTCAGTAGTAGGGAAAGTAGTCACACCGTTACTTACAGCAATGTCACCAACAGCTACTTTGGCCACCAATACTTCTGATTGTGCTACCTCACGATCTGTTAAATAATCTGTAATAGTGGTAGTACTAGATGCTGGTATATTAAATCCACGTACATCTAATTCTATATCTTCTGTTGTAGTATTAGTTAATATTATAGTAGTCATATATCATATCTCCAAGCAGTTTCTACACGACATACAGTGTTAATAATAGCTGATGAACTTTTAGAAACATACACTTGTATTTTGTCGGTCGGTTCTATATTTAAATTCAAATCATTAATTAAAAATGTCCTATCAGCATTACCGTTATAACTAAAAGTATATATAGTAGCAGTATTTTTCTTTAACGCAAATTCTGTATAAGCATCTCCGGACTTACTTCTACAAAATATACCAAGTACAGTTGATGGCCTATTTGGCATGTACACATCATCTGTGTCATCTAAATCACCTAATAAAGGTAAGTAAACACCTTTTGCGGCGCCTTTTCTTGCGTACTCAAATACCGGCTTTTCAGCAGATAACCATTTAGTTCTAACCACATCATAACAATAAGTTATATTTGTGATTGGATCAATCCATAACATATCTCCTATTAAAGGCTGCCCCCCATAGGCTACCAGGCCTTTTGTATGCCNTTGGAAAATACCCTTAGCCATTCTATATTACCTCCGTCAATATATCGAATGTTAGTAACAGTAAAATAGCGTCATTAACCATAGTATCAGCAGCGTCTGTGCTATCCCTGTATATTCTAAAACTAACTGCGGCGTCTCTACTCAAAGGGCTATTAGCATCATTATAAGGTATATAAGAGACACATTTTAAAAAAGTGTCGGCCGAAGCATTGTCAGGTAGAGGCTTGTTTAGTACAACTGTTGAAATGGGTTTATTTTCTACTACATCTAAATCATTAAATACTTGGTACTCTAATGCCCATCTACAAGATGTTGCACCTGTCTGAGAGTAGTCATTAAAAAAGCTTATTTTCATTAATATATCGGTGTTCCTTTTCCAATTAGACGGTATTTCAAAAGAACCATACATAGACTCTTCTACGGTATCATCATAAGCTAATCCTGTTATAGGACATCCAGAGGCAGTAGTCTTATGTGGGAAATTGGTTATCCCTTCTGTTAAACTTCCGGCTCTAAATATCAGACTATACATATTATCCGCCGTGGATTTGGATATGCAACATGTTTCCGCGCCGGAAGAAAAATCTAACACTAATTTACCAAAATCAAGGTATCTTAGGTACATATCATTATCAACATTGTTTAATTGTACTGAAGGTGAAGCACTCCACTCTCTACCTAAGCCTTCTGTTTTAGGTCTATTCCAGTAAGTTACAGCAGCAGAATTAGCACCATAGTAAACATCAGAAGTTCCGAAAGCATCAAGATTCCACATCATAGCAGAAACAAAGCCGAAATTAAACAATTCTTGCCCATTACTATTACTGTTATCTATAATACCTACGGCCGCCATATTGACCCCGTATTCATATCTTTTTATGTTGGCTTTTGAACCTCTTGCTGCCCAATCAGTTTTAGATTCATAACCAGCAGTAGAGGTATAAGAAGCGGTGTTTATAGGAAAGCTTTCTAGAAGACACCAATCACTGGATGTAAGATTAGAGGTACCAGAAGTAGTATTATAGATAGTATTAGGATAGTTTGGATCATTATCGATACCTAAAATATGATCTAAGTTCCAAGTATTTACAAAACATAATTTAGAGTAGGTTTTATTATGAACATAGTCTATTCTGGTGTTCAACGCATCTCTGGTTACACCGTAGTCATACCCGGCCTCATCTATGAATATACCATCAATATTTAATAAATCCCAATTATCTGTTTTGGTTTGAAATACAGAAAGATCTTGGTTAGCCGTCACATAACCAAAAATTTGAATCCTTGGATTTAATGCTTTAACTCTTGGTATTATTATTTGGGTATTTGAATAGTCACCATGGGTGGGGGTTTGTATTCCATCTCCTAAAACAATATAATTGTATTTAGCTATATCCTGGGCCACTTTTTCGTTTGTCCAAGAATTGGCGGCAGAGTTAAATGAACTTAACCACCCGTAGTATACAAGTAAATCCATAGGACTAGGATAAGTCCAGCTTTTTATGTATTCAGTATACCAACCATCTTCTGACAAGGCAGTATTAAGAGAGGATAGATTATCAGCGTGATCTTGTAATATACCATTAGGGCCTAAAATGGGTTGATGCTCTGCCACATATAAAGGACTGTCTGTATCATTGTATAAATCTCTTCTATTGATCAGTACTTGCATAGGAATAAAAGTACCAGATACACCAGTATAGGGATCTACCACGATGGCGGTATCGGTTACAAAATATTCTAAGTCGCCTATAAATTCTACTATTGGTTGCCCCAGGTGGTTATCAACCACAGTGTCTAAAACAGTCTTACTAGCAGTGGATAAAGCTTCTTGATAGCATATATGTAAATCAGTGGGTTCATTAAATGAAAGACAGTCTAATGTACCACTAATATTAGTAGCTTGAGATAACTCGTAATGAAGAGCGCCTAAATCTACCGGTGATTTTGTATAAGAATACTCTTGCATTAACTTACTCTCCAAATGTCAATCATCGCGTTTTTTATATAAGCAACCGTAGATCCCNTAGTACTTCTATAATTTATGGCTATTGTTAAAGCTTGTGTTGTGGGTAAATTACCATACATAAAACCAGAAACAAGTCCATAGTAATTTTGTTTTATCGGGGATTGGGCTTGATCAAATATTACCTGATTTATGCTTGTGCCTGTTACAGTTACTTGTGCATTGTATTCAGTGGAAGTTTTATTTTGAGCCCATTGATAACTAAAACCTACTCTATAATCACCTGCGGGCAAAGTTTCAGTGGTTAGAGTAAGTTTGTTTTGCCAAGCAGTGCTGGTAGTCGAACTAACAGCGTCAGATATAGCATCGCTAAAATTTGAACCGAAATTTATGTTATTAATATCTGTATATTCTAAACCAGTTTCATCGGATTTTACTACAAGATATTTGCCTGCTTGATTTGTATAAGTTGCTGGAGTGTCTATAAGACTTATAAAAGACATGTTGTCAATTCTTTCAGTTAATTCTCCAGAAACTGTGGTTATTTTATTATGTATTGTTCCTGATACTACATCATTAGCAAATTCTTGCTCAGATAAAAAGTCATAGTCATCTACTTGTTCTTCTCTTATCTTACTCCTGGCCATTATTGATAAACCTCATAATGTGCTTTTAACACGTCAGTTACGTCAGGAACAATGACTGTGAAAGTTATTTGTGTGTCTGTATTTTCTACAAAATCGTCTGGGCTATACAATGATTGTCCATTGTAATCTATTATTATCTTACCAGCTTTAAAAGAGGAGGGTGTGCTAAAAGTTTTATTAATGCCGTTCTGAGCACCTATAAGTAGTTCAGCAAGCTTAATATAAGAAGTCTTTTTTACTTTTCTAAGAACTATCATAGTAAACTCCAATTAATAGAAGGGGTTAAAATAGCACATTTTAACCCCAACATAATAAGAACCATGGATAAGCATTATTCGCCAGAATTATCTAATTCTTCTTCGTACATAATGTCATCAACATTTTTAGATATAGTAGACTCTGGTACTGTATCAATATTGTCTTCTATAACTACTCCGCGCAATTTAAGCATAGTAGCTTGACGTGCTTTATCTCGTTCGGCGGCGCGTATAATACTATCCACCAGGTCAACAATTATTTTTTCGTTAGCTCTTAGCTGTCCAAGCTCACCTTGTAGCAAACTGAGCTGTCTTTGTTTCTTTTCAATTTCTTGCCTAAAACGTTCAATCAAAGTTACTACAAAACCAGCCTCAGATCGTGACATCAGTTTTTCTTCTTCTGCTTTCATCATAACTTTACGAAGTCTGTTTCTCTCATCTCTATCCTGTACACCTTCCATAATAAATCTCCTTTATTCCGTTTGTATTAATTATGAAAGAGGGGCTTACGCCCCTCCTTATTTTACACTATTACTGTTTAACTACATAAGTAATATTTCTACCTGGTTGTATATTAAATCTGAAAGTTATACTTGTAGTAGAAGTCTCAGCATAGTCACGATCGGCATTAACACCAGCAGCGCCAGTGTCTGCGGCGAGCAACTGACCGTCAACATATACATCCATATTAGCACCTTCCTGGCCGGCAGTAGACACCGGTGTGTAGGTTATACTATAAGGCAGGGCGTGTGCTGTATTAGAATCAATTTGTGTACCAACAGATTCTACGTATTTAGCACCTGATGTAGCATCAAGAGACCCTTGGATAGTATTGATGGCGTCATCTAATGTGCTGATAGCATCCACCAGATTAGAACCATCTGCTACGTAATAATTGTTAGCGAAGTCAACTGTACCTGAAGAGGTAGCACCAACAGCACCCTGTAGATCTGATATGTCACCATTAATAGTAGATATAGAGGTATTAATACCACCAATATCTGATACGATGCCTGAAATATCACCATCATTGGATATAATAGCTTCACTCAAAGCGTCCAAAGAAACTGTAATATCCTCACCGTCAGTAAGGTAAGTAGCTGACGTATAAGTTGCATCACCGATACCTGTATTTAAAGCATCAATAGCTGATTTTAAACTGGTGGGTGAGGCATTTAACAGATAGTTACCTGTAATGCTATCCCAAGGTGTAGCACTACCATCATTATCCGTGGCGCCGGTGAATGTCCAAATATTGTGAATGTCTTCAACCAGCTCAACATCGCCTTCCCAAGAGCTAACAAAGTCTGTACGCAGCCACTCATACTCCGACATTTCTGACATTAGTTTACGGTAAGGATACACGAAAGCTACAGCTGCGGGAACAGCCCCTTCCAAAGTAGATAGGTCTGTAGCAACACCGTTAGCATAAAATTTGGCATAAACATCAGTACCGGTACCTGTACCGCCGAAATCAGCACCATCATGGAACTTAGCATAAATAGTATTACCGCTAGCATCCTTCATTTCATTGCCGGTATCCAGATTAATAACGTCAACTCTAACTACTCTGTCAAGACCACCCTCGTCAAAGTAACTACCAGTATTAGCTGTACTAGCAAAAATAGGTAGACCACGTCTGTCAGTAGGCGTAGCGTAGGCTGTAGTTGCGGAGATAAGTGCGCCGGCAGTAGTGCCTGATACGGTGTAACCAGCACCAGAATTGTCATCTGATACGGCTAAAATTACTGTCTTAGCATCTAGGGTGTTGTTTTTGATATTGGTAAGGTTAAGATCTTTATTGGCAGCGCTTCCAGCGTCGGTATTAGACGGGTCAAAGTAGTTGCCCAAATCACCAAACCAATCCGAAGTACCTTTTAGTTCTTTTACCAAGGTACGCATAACGTTTAAATCTTGTTCCAGTGAACCTGATACAGTGGGCTCGGCAACACCCGATGTATACACACTGGCTACAGCATCATCATAAGTCGCTGAACGTCGAATTTGTTCTAATTGTCTAAGTAAACTTCTAGCCATAATAGGTTTCCTCCAAAATTGTGTAAATTGTTAGACGCCAGCGTAGATTAGTTCAAAAACCTAGTAGAATTTTATGCTACCTGGCTATTTTTAGTTCTGTAATGCGCTTTCTCAAAATACGACAAAGACTGTCTTTGTTTGATAAAGAAGAAGCTTGTTGAAGAGCATACTGTAAAAGTTTTACATCTGTTAGTTGTGGCATCATATCTCTTGCCTTTCTAACTGGAAGTCCTACTAAGTCAGAGACCGATATCCCTTTGGGCACTATTGGAGTTACATGGTCTGTTTTTCTACTACTAACTTTACTTTCTTCATTTTTTGCTGCACCTTCCACAGTATTGTTTACTTCAACCGCTACTTCTGGGGTGACTCTTGTTCCGTCATCATAAACTATTTTCCATCTGTTAGGATCACGTAATTTTATAGATTTAAGCCACTCTATAAAAGGCGCACCTTCCTCTATTGCATGCTTCTTGCCGTACTGTATGTACAGCTCGTCCAATTCAATCTTACCACCAGGCCTAATAGCACGCTTCATAGCGTGGGCCCACCCAGATGTAATGTTTTGTATATAACCAATCATAATAATCTCCTTTTCTTTTTTAGTTTACCTTTTCCTGTAGTTTACCTTAATGCTAATTGTACTTATTTACTTCACTCCCCACAGCCTATCTATACTAAAATGTATTATGTTTGATAGCCTATGAAAAATTAAAATCGTTGGTAATATTAAAAGTATACTTGGTAAATACCCATATAAAACCAAATAAAAAAATAGTGTAGAAAACATACTTACCCAAACCGACAAACAATAAGGGCAATCAAGGACAGAGTGTATAAAATTAAAAACTTTTTTACTTTTCTTATTAAAAACCCATTCTCTTACAGGAGAAAAAAATTCTGATTTACTTACTAATTCAGTAGTTGCTTCTATCGATAATGGTATAAGTATAAAAAATAGTATATAATACACAAGGCCACATATAAGTATAANGTTAATTAAAGTTATTTATATTCTATATATAGATAGGTTACTTAATTGTACAGATATAAGATGTAAAACATTGTATTTTAACATATTACTAATTTTATAACCAACCACTTACAATTATTACATGCTTTTTGTTTGGAACTTTTGAGATAAAATGTATGCTTATACATAAAATAAAAATACCCTACACAGCACTAGTTAATGGCTGTGTAGGGTGTGTAAAACAATTATAGCATATTACAGGGAACGGTCAATTATACCCATGCCCAACATACGGCTATCGAGACACGCGAATCCAAGCTCTGCCCAACCAAAAAAGCCTTGTTTTTGCTGGCGAAGTAAAACAGGATCTTCAATTGCCTCAAACTCTTTTCTAACAGGCATTACAAGAGAATCATTTACAGACATATCAAAGCCATAAATCTGAGTCTCTCCAAGAGTAGCTATTGTACCATCAGCTGCGGTAATATTACCGTGCTCTAATGTGTAGGAATTGTACTGGTTGCTGCTATCAGCAGTAAACTTGCCGTAAGCAGACGTATTGTCGTTGATATTGTAAAGACCGGTAGCGCCAAGATGTTGAATTTCATGCATTACAACACCCCAAATCTGACCCATACCAGCTACCTGGAAGATTTCTCTTCGGGTTATCGGATCAATATCGGTATCAGTCCATTCACGGATATCAGCTGCATCTTCTGGGCTGATATAAAGGTCTGTGAGTTTACGACCAGTACGTTTAAAACCAGTAATCATTTTATTGATAAGTTCTTTTGATAGATAACCAGCACCAGTTGACCCAGGGGATATCTCGTAAATAGGTGCCGGTCTAGAACCAAGCAGACCCTTACCTGAAAAAGAAGATGTTGCTGCAGGTACTATTACCCGCCAACCACTTTCTTCTTCATAGTTAGCTAAGTCTTTAGCTACACGTGCAGCAGCACGTTGCGGAATATCTATACGTGAGTCTCTGGCATAGGTGATTTTCCAATCAGCCGAAGAGGCGATAGTAAAAGTAGGTATGTTTACTTCTTCACCGATACCTTCGATGAAGTTTTGGGCAACATAACCAAGACCTGGGAGAACCCAAACAGGTATCTCAAAATCTTCAGCTACTGGGTATACAGCCTGTGCACCTGGCCCGAGGCGTTCAACAGTAAATAACTGTCGCATAACCGACTCCAACTCAATCTTTTGCAAAATAGGTACAGTCAAAGCGGCGGCGAATGCCCTATAAGCGGCCAAACCTTCTGGGGTCTGCACATTAGCTGTGGCCTTAAAAAGTTCTTGCATTTCATGTTTTTCCATGATTTATTTGCTCCTTTAAATATTTATTTTCGGAAGTATTAATTTACTTTAATCCGATTTAACTTACTAAATTAACAGCTTTACTCTAATAGGGTATAAAACAGTATTATCAATATTAGCTTGGCACTTAGCAACACTGGCGCCCTTAACTACACGGGCTACAACAGTAGTATTACCAGTACATCTAGCACCGGTAGCTGCATCAGTTGCACCATCTGAATTAGTAGTACTGTTTGTTAATTTTGCCTCATCGGCGGCGGCAAACAGAGCTAAACCAGGGGTCATAGCGGTCTGTACAACACTAGCTAACATGGTACATGTATAATGTACTGTATCCCAAATACCGAGATGGGCTACACCGACCGGCGCTTCTTTTGTACCAGTAATAACACCAGCAGAACTATAAGTAGGCTGCGCAATAACATCACTTGAACCCAGGTCACCAGGCATAACGTAACCAGCAGGATGAACCTGATGATAACCTGTTTTGACTTTTTGCATGATAAAACCAAAAGGTACTTCAGCAGCGGCGGCGTGTGACATCTTAATGACTTCTGCTTCCTGATTTACAGCAGCAGAGTTCAAATATACAATAGAACCTGCATAAGCAACTACACCACCAACACCAGCGGAACCGGTTGCTGTTTGAGCTGCATATTTACAGAATTGATTTTCTACTACAGAGTGTCTTGGTATAAACATATCTGTTTTCCTCCTTACCTCTAATTATTCAGATTTTTTAAACATATCTGCCATTGCCTGGCCTAGTTTACTGTATTTAGCCTTCACATCATCTGAAGGAACCCCCTCCAAGTTTAAAGCAGCTGATACAGCCTTATTAGGATCTATATTAGCAGGAGGTACAGCCCCAAGATTTTGATTTGTACTATTTGCAGCGGCGGCGGCTTTATTAGCTTCATCTTCTTTGATTTTTGCTTCAGCAGCGGCGGCTGCTTTTTCATCTGCTTCTTTTTTAGCTGCTTCCATTTCGGCCATCACAGCCTCTCTAATAGAGACTAGCTCGTCTTTATAAGCGGCAAATTCCTCATCAGACATTTCTCTAACTTTGGCAATCTGAGATTCTTTGTCCTTACGAAGGATGCCTGCCGTTTCTAATGCAAGCATTCTAACTTCAGCAGCTTTGTCTTTCCGCATCTTTTCTATTTCGGCCTCTACACCAGCTAATTTCTCAGCAACAGTTGATTTCTCAAGTTTAGCTGCCTCAAGCTCACTTTTGAGTTCTTCAACGGTTTTATTCAAAGTAGCTACAGTCTCTTCTTTTACAAGAATCTCGGCGCTTTTTTCTTCCAAAGCGGTAGCTAATTCGTCAATAGTGTTAGCAGAGGTTTGAAGAGCTTCTTCCGTTTTCTGCTTCATTGCGGCCTCTTCTTTTTCTGAAAAGATTGCCTTTATTAAAACTTCGACATCTTTTTTGAATTTATCTTCCATTTATAAACCTCCTAATGTTCTTTAAATATATAAAGTTAAACTTATTTTTTTTAATACCAACCTTTAATCCTTTTCCAAACCAACTAGTTTAAAATAAAACTACGGCAACATCTGAGAAGCGCCGGTATTACCGCGACAACTCATATTTGTTAAGTCAGGATTTACACCTAACTGTGCATGTACAACCACAACTGTGTCACTGGCGGCAGCAGTAGAACATACCACAGTAACAACATTGTTTACTTTATCTTTTGAGATGTAGCAGCTGCCTACATCACCTTCTGGAGTAGCTACAAATTTACCGTATGAAGCTAAGTCGTAACCATGGAATTTAATTCCACTAGCAACAACGGCTGTTGTTGCACCACTAATTACAGTGATTTCATCAGCCCATAAATAAGGGGCTGAATGGTTATTACCTAAATTACGATAAACCATAGTAGCTCTATCATCACCCATTATTTTACATACTTTAGGTGTGCTGGCTCTTTCGCCAGTCAACGGTTGTCCGATAGAACCCATAATTTAATCCTCCTTAACTTATTTTATTAATATAAACCTTGTTTAGCCTTGTTAACTTTCTTTAATAAGTCATCAATTAATTGGCTGCGTTTAGCTTCTGCTTCTTTCTTATTTAATAAATCATTTACACACGCGGTGGCAAGCGCGGGTATTTGATGTCTTAAACAATCTGGATCAGAAGTATCCCTAGAAAAAGAAGTACATTGCTGATCATAAGCTGTACACCAATTTTCTTTTAAAACATTACTATTTTGATCTTGTGTTATACTATCTATAAGTCTTTTTTTATAATTTACACATATACCTATTGTATCTGTGTAAACTAACTCTGATTTTTCTTTAACATCTTCTATTGTTTTTTCATCCTCTATATTAGAGGAGGTTACATTATTAGCTATTTCAGTTACTTTGTCATAGTCTAGTATTAGGGGCTCGTCTTGATTTGTAACAGCATTGTCTTTTTGTGTTGCAGTTTCTAATATTACAGAGGGAGGATTAGCTGGATTTTTAACAATACCCACACCAGAAAAGCATATCCCTCTTAATACCCTCGCAGCTTTACCACTGGCTATCTCAACACCCTTTTTTACTACTTTAACCATAGTACCAAAAGCAGTTGATTTTTCTGTGGGGAAGCCCAATAAATCTGCTTCTTTTTTATCTAAGATAAGATTACCTATTTTTACATCATAGCTTTGGTAATATGCTTCCATACTAACTTTCCATTGATTATCGGAAACTTCCTTAGCTATATTTGGAAATCTACTTTTATAGATAATGCCAGCTATTAATATGTGCATATCAGAGGTATCTAATGATGCTTTTTCCATACTGGCTAATTCTTGAACATCCAGTTTATTGCCGTCTGCATCTACAAAAGCGTAGTCATAAATATGACCGATGATATCTGCTTCTTCGTGTTCAACATCGACAGCTTTGCTGGTGATTGATCCAGAAGCCAAAACTAACTCTGATGGTAGAAAATGCGCTAAATTTAAATTAGTACCACTACTTACAAACAAAGCACTAAAATATTGAAGATCTGGTTGTTTATTGCTTTTATCTGGAAGTTTAATTACAGAAGAGACTTCTTTTCTGAGAGCCTCTGTTTCTTCCACCAAATCTATTTTGGCTTCCATATAAAATTTATTATTAATTTCTTTCACAATTAAACCTCCGGATAATTATGTAATGACTTCTTATTTAAATACTTAAACTTTATACTTACTTAGTAAGTTAGTTAATTACTGTTTCTAATAGAATCCAATTGCTGTAAAAAAGTACTATATTCTTCTTCTGATAAATCTTTTACTATGTATTCTATTGTATTTAACGACGCTTCTGACTTAGGTGCCTTTGCAGGTTTTTTAGTTAGTTTCTGTGGATCTGTTTCTTTTTTATTAGTGGGTGATGTAACTTTACCTGAAGGTCTACCATTAGAAGGTGTTCCAACAGGAGCCCCTTGAACGTCCTGTGTTTTAGCCTGCTGCCATGGACTACCAGCAATCCCAAATATACCATCCTGAACTAATTGAAATTCATTAGTCATATTATTAAGTTCATTAGGATAATCAAAACCTAATAATTCTAAGGCTGTTTGATAGCTAAGCATCCTTCTATCTACTAACTGTGATATAGTACTCATATATAGAATGATATCCTTTAATATACTATTATCCCATCTAACTTTCGGAAATCTTTCAAAACCCATAGCCTCAGCTATCTGCCTAAATTCTTTGTACAGCCACCTACTTACTTGGCGGCGGGCATATTCAATTTCTTCCAATACCCCCTTAATAACCATATTAACACTATCAGCACTGAAATTACCAACACCGTCTATAAGGGCCCTAGTCATACCTAAACCACCAGTAATGTCCTCATTCACTTGTTCATATTTAGTTTTGCCTAAAATAGATGAAATTTCAGGGCTAACTATTTTTTCTACTTTTAATGTGTGGTTCCATACAACATCGAAGGATTTACTTGGGGTATTAAATAACGCGGCTACTGCTTCTAATTCTGCTTGTGACGTTACTGGATATTCGTCATTACCCACAGTGATTTTTAGTATATAGTTAGATATACCATCTAGTGTACTTAAATCAGCCTCACGTAATGCTTTTTTATAGTTTAAGGAATCGAACACCCTAGTAAGTTTAGGTCTTGCATAACGTTCATAAGGTTGTTTTCTATAAGTAATAGTGCTTACTAACCTAGAATCCAGTTGTAACTCTTTACCACTTTCTGCGGCGGCCCTTAAATCACTGGGAAGGGATTTAATCAGTATTTTCTCTTCTTCGGTCAAAGTGCTGGAAGGCTTTTTAAGTAGATCTTTTAATTCTGTGGGTGTTGTGAGTTTAACTGACACACTGTCGAAGAGTAAATTGCCGTCTATGGTTACCAATGCTGGATTTAATACTGTGTAGGCTATGGGAAGATGCCCTTTTGACCATATTTTTTTAGCCGCGGCTGTTTCTAAATTAGCTGTCTTTTTTAATGATTTTCCTGGTGCAGGTGAAAGAGTAGATACTCTTGGTTCATATTTTGCTACTACTTTGTAAGTAGTTACCTGCCCTACTTTAAAAAAGTCTAAAAATATCCATTCTAAAACTTCATCCATAGCGATATCAAATATCCAAGTGTCATAAAAATTCTTAATATTCTCATCATCTATATCTAATTCAAACCCCTTTACTGCTAAGGAAGCCATTAAGTTTGTTGTGGTACCTACAATTGGATCTGTGTAGTAATACCTAATAGCCTTTTTATAAGCATCTTGCGGGGTCTCATCATAAGGATCTTTGGCCAAACCAATATCTAATAAAGATCTGCTTATAGCATCTCTTGTTATTGTGGAGGCTGTTGCCTGATGTATCCTAGGTGTTACAGCGTCACCTGGTTTTTCCAGAAAAGCCAAGGACTTTTTAGTTGGCTGTAAGTAGAACATAGATTTACCATTAGCTTCATCCAGCTCTATACTTCTTATACCCACATCAGGATATTTTTCTTGTAGTTCACTTGTTAGTTTATTTAAATCCATTATTTAAGCCCCTTAGTATTAAACTCTTGTGTATCTTTCATAAACCCTTACTTCGGAATCTAGTCCTGTACTTACTATATATAGTGGTGCATTTGTTACATCTTCCCATTCACCCCCAGAACCGGCTACTAATATACCATCAGCAGCCGACACACCAGAGGCAGTTATAATAGACACATCAACAGTGCCTATATTTATAACCTTTACATAATTTCTATTATGTAAAGGAGTTGCAGGTAGCAGTGTGGGTGTGCCACTAACAGTTATAGTAGAAGTAACTATTTTATCATAATTATCTCTACGCCCTATAATGTCTTCTATTTCATATGGCGGCGGAACGCCAACTGCTCTTGATCTTGTGTAATCATCTGTCCATGAAGCCATAAGCTGTCTCTCCTTAAAATAAAGTGCTTATAGATACACCAGCACTGTAATTGGAATCTTTGTCTAAATAAATTGTTGGTCCTATGAATAAGTTTTCCATCAAAGGAAGCGGTTTACCTACATTATATTTAACTGGGGTAAAATACATAATTTCGGTATCAGAAGCTTTGGCAGCACCAAAGGCTATGAACTGCCAGTCACTGTCAGCTTTTGTTTTACCATAACTAAATAAACCTAAATCTAAACCTACCGCAGTAGCTGTACCAAATATACCAGAAAAACCTATTCTTGGGCTGTACCAAAATTTCTTTTCTTTTTCTTCACGTTTTGCCCAATTGTCGATAGTAAGGGCTACTGGAAATTTTTTATATGTACCATCCTCATTTTTACCAAGTGACGACCAGTGATTTTCTACCCATGCTTCGGCATACCTTTTAGGGTTACCGTCATCATCTGTTGTTTCCACTATATCGGTTTTTATTTCTAATTTATGTGGTTCGACCGACCAACGTTCTTCACCTTGTATATTTGGACTTAATCGTACTACGGCTACTGGATACGGCTTTCCGGTGGCATCATTTAAATTAACTGTAACCTCTTCTAAGTCTCTTTTAGGATTTTCTGGGTCTTTATAAACAGTTTCTTTTGCTAGCCAATCTACTTTTCCAGAAAGTGTGGCAGTAGTTCTACCTATTTCATCTACACGTTCTTTATTTTCTTTTATAGTTTTTAATAGCACACTATTTTGGGCAACAAGTTGCTCAGTTAACTTTTTAATATCCGCATTGTTTGCGGCTACGGTAGCCACAGCAGCATTAACAGCAATATTCTCTATTGTGGTTACATCCACGGGATTTTTATCATTACCAGCGAAGCTACTTATTATTTTTGGTATCTCCATGAACAGAAACACTACAAAAGCTATTAAAGCTATTGATTTAGTTATATCAAATATATTTGAATCTATTTTCATACTTTGAAACCAATTAGTTTGTGTATGTCTTTATGACAAGTTTTACATAAAGTTACCCCATTGTTTACATCGTATAGTATTGATGTTAAGTTGTTATCCATAATATAATTAAAAGGTATTATGTGGTGTGCTACAAGCCTACCCCCTTTTTTATCACAATTCTGACAAGTATAATTATTATTTATAAAAACCTCTGAACGCCATTGTCTATATTCCATGCTTTTACGTACAGTTTCATTAATAGTAGATACACCCCCTTTCCAGCCAGGTGCATTTTCTCCTGAAAAATTAGGCCTCTTAACACCTTTTAATGGGTGTCCTGTATGGTTATACGGTAATCTATTAGCTTTAAGATAATTACGCAAACCCTCATTCATAGCACTTGTATCAATTTTTTTACCATAAGCTGGATGTGCGTTGCCAGTGCGTCCATACATAGGGTTTTTACTACCAAGTTTAGATAATGAGTATCTTTTTAACATATGCGCAGATCTTACTTTACCAAGATTTCCTTTACGTGTTTTTTCAGTTGCCTCTTGTGATTTTTTTGTGCCTAATAATGGAGATGGCTTACCCGTCTGTTTAGCAGAGACACCACAAGACTTACTACAATACATATTTTTATTGTGTAACAATCCTAAAAATGAGTCACCACACCAACAGCACTTATCTATAAATGTATACTTATGAACAATCTTTTGTAAAGATTTACGGCCTTTTCTGGCATAAAAAATAGTGTTCAGCCATAATCCAGTGGTGATGTCATAGCTTAGTTTATTTATATTGTCCCAACATAATTTCATTTATCGGTATTAAAGCCCCCTTCGTCTTTATCAACAAGCTTTGTGTTTATTATGATTCTGCTAGTTGCTAAGGTTATAAAACCACCACCAAGAAAACTGAGCCCCAAGGCGGCGGATATCCAAGGTTCTTTTGTTCCTGGATTGATATGAAACATACCCCACACTATTGGAATATAAATAAATAACAACCACTGATATTTTACAGAAGCTATATTTCTAAAACATTTCATAAGAAACAAATCCCAGAAATCTTTTCTAAAAATAGATATATCCATAAACATTTATCTCCACAATTTATTAATAAAGTATTATCCATATAAGAGGTTACTTTATTTTTTTCTTTAATATGGCCATAGACATATTAGTATTACTTGCCACATTAGTGATGGGCTTTGCTATTTCTCTAAAAGAAGAGTTGGGTGTCCTCTCTCTGATCATACCACCACTGCT